ATTCTTCTGATGACGTGGCGAGATTTCGACAAGGATTTTCTGATCAAGGCATTGGTCGTCTTGATCCTGCTGATCCTGTTCGTGCTGCTCCCGTTCTATGTTCTAGGAGGCTGACATGGTGGCAATCGCAATTTCCGTGCTCTGGTTCCTCATAGGATTGATCGTCTTGTGCGGCATCATCTATCTCGCGATCTGGGTGATCGAGAGCTTCGTTACTGCAATTCCGGAGCAAGTCAAAAAAGGCGTTTGGGTCATTGTGCTTCTGCTGGCGCTGATCGCGCTGCTCACGGTGCTGGTCGGAGGCGGTGGTCCCTTTCACTTCCCCTCGGTCCGATGAAAGTTCTGTACCACCGTTGTCACCGTATCCGCCTCGACCTCCGGACATCTGTAGGCCCTGCTGATGCCTGAACTCTGGGACCAACTGGTACAGCAACCGGTTGCCGAGCCGCCATCGCTGTGGCCGGGTGGCGATCGGGCGCCGCTGCGGATCACGGTCGGCGGGCCGACCATGAAGGATGGTGCGCAGGCGTCACCGGGCTCGAGCCTCGATCCGTTCAATCCGCCGCAAGTGCAGTATGTCGGAACGCCGTTGGCGAACACGCTGTGGAGTGTACTGAAGGAAATGGGCGTCAAGGGTCAGCGCTTGCTGTCTGGCTTGCAGCAATACAGTGGCGAGCAATTCCCGGCCAGCACCGGAACGCAGACCATGTCGACCGACACCGAGCCGGTCAAGCAAGCGGTCGAGAACATGGACCCGATGCTTGCCAATTTGTGGGGTGTTGGCAGCGCCAGCGTGCCGCGCGGGGCGGTTGGCGCTATCGGTAGTTCGCCGTTCTACAGCGCCGCGCAGCGCGCTGTGGAGAACGCCAAGCTTGGCAAGGGCACACCGGAGCAATGGCTTGGCTACTTACGAAACCAGCCCGGCGTCAAGGGCGAGGAAGTGGACCGGATGTTTGGCAACTTGCCGCAGGAAGGCATACTGACCAAGGAGCAGATGCAGGCGCATGCGGCTGAGAATGCGATGACGTTGGGGGAGACCTCATTTGGTCAGAACGCAAAGACGATGGACGCAATTGCCAAAGACCTTGGTTATGGCGGTTGGCATTCTTCTTTAACCGAAGCACAGAAGGCAGAGGTGAATGCGGCTTACGACGCACAAGGTATGCAAGCCGGAACTAGATACTCCCAATGGCAACTCCCCGGCGGCGAGAACTATCGCGAGAAGCTGCTGACGTTGCCGAGCGAGATGCCTGAAACAGCGAAAGCTACAATAAACAATTACAATGTTCTGAACCGGCGGATGGCCGATCAGATGGCGGAATGGAAGGGGCTGGCTGAAGCCAGACCTCCTGGTGACCCTGAAACGCTGGCGGCATATCAACGTCTAGCGGCGACACGCAGAGAAGCCCACGCAGCCGAAGATGCTGCGACGAAAATAAAACAGCAATACCGAGACAGCACGTTCCGCTCCTCCCACTGGGACGAACCCAACGTCCTGGCCCACATGCGGATGAACGACCGCGAGGTGCCCGGTGTCGGCAAGTCGCTGCACCTGGAGGAGATCCAGAGCGACTGGCATCAGAAGGGGAGAAACGAAGGTTACAGTTTGCCGTCCGAGCAAACAGCACTAATGGACAGTGAATATCGCGCTTTGGTTCATAAGAATGCAGACGCTCGCGCCCGTGGTTACGAACCAAATGACGCTGACGTTAACAGGGCAAGAGAATTGGAAACCGCGTTAATCAGGTCCGACCAATCTAAAATCCCCGACGCCCCATTCAAATCCACATGGCCCGATGTTGCGCTCAAGCGTTCGATCCGCGATGCGGCGGAGGGCGGCTATGACGCCCTGTCATGGACGCCCGGCGAGGCGCAGGCGGCGAGGTACAGTCTAAGCAATCAGCTTAAAGAATTGCAGTACATGAAGCACGAGAACGGCACCTATGAAATTGCTGGCACAACAAAGAACGGCGAGGGCTTCAATCATCCAGAAATGGTCACAGCGGAAAAATTGCCTGACGTTGTCGGCAAGGAAATGGCGCAGAAAATAATTAACAACGAGGGCAAGCGAACCAGGGGGCAGAATTACAATGGTGGATATTTTGATGGCATTGATCTGAAAGTCGGCGGCGAAGGCATGAAGGCGTTCTACGACAAGATGCTGGTCGATAAGGCCAACGCGCTTGGCAAGAAGCATGGGGCGAGGGTGGAGCAGCAAACAATAGATAAGCCTTACGTCGATCAATTCGGCAAGACAAAGCAAGAGCAGGCGCAACCCGTCCACGTCCTCCGCATCACGCCGCAGCTACGCGAGGCGGCGATGAAGGGCTTTCCGTTGTTTAGCGCGTTATTCGGCGCTACTGCCGCAGCGCCCAGCTTGTGGCCGCAACAGGGTCGCCAATAATGCCTCCTACAAACATTCCGTTCCCCCTATCTACAGCGCCGGCATCGTACGACCAGGAGGCGTCCGGCCGCCTGGTCAATTGTTTTGCCGAGCCGTTGGGCAAGGCGGTCGGCGCTTCTAAGGGCTGGCAAACGCCGCCCGTGGTGTGGCGCAAATCGCCTGGCACGAAGCAATTCGCCGCCTCGAGCAATCCAGGCTTTCGCGGCGGCATTCTGGTCGGCGGCACTCAGCTCTACACGGCCTGGAACGAGAAGGCGGCGATCTTCGACAGTGGCGGCGGCGAGACGGTGCTGAGCGGGGCGCTGTCGGGCACCGAAAAGGTGTTCTTCGCGCGCAACAACAAGAGCCCGACACCGGATGTGGTCTGCGTGGCGCCATCGAGCGGCGCGTTTGTGGTGACCGGATCGGCCGTCAGTTCGTATCCCGATATCAATGTTGGCGTGCCGAACAGTGTCGGCTTTCTCGATGGGTTTTTTATTTTCACCTACGGCAGCGGCAAACTGCAGGCCTCGGGGCTCAACGCCACCACCATCAACACGCTCGACTTCACCACCGAGCAGGCCAAGACCGGTGGCCTGCTGCGCGGCCTGCCGTACAACGGTCAGTATTATGTCTGGGGGCCAAACCACGGCGCGGTGTATTCCGACACTGGACAGCCGACCGGTTTTCCGTTCACGCGCTCTTATGTGATCCAGCGCGGCTTGCTCGGCCGCTACGCGGTGGCCGGCCACGAGGACGGATTTGGTTCGGCATTGATCTGGGTGGCCGACGACAAGTCGGTGGTGCAGGCTAACGGCACGCCGAATCCGCTGAAGATTTCGACACCGGAGCTCGATCGAGAGATCGAAAATGTCGCCGACAAGAACACGTTGGAGGCGAGTGTCTATATCGCCCAGGGCCATCCCAAATGGGTGTTGTCGGCGCCGACCTTCACCTGGGAGTTCGACATCGGCTCGCAGAAGTGGAACGAGCGCCAGAGCTATCTGATCCCGCGGTGGCGGGGCATTTCCGGCATCTCGGCATTCGGGCAATGGATCACCGGCGACACCAAGGGCAATCGCCTGCTGGCGATCGACGAGGACCGGTTCAACGAAGTCAACGATCCCCTGATCATGTTGATGGAAAGCGCGCCGGTGCTGAAATTTCCGAGCCGCACTCGGGTGGCGCGGGCCGATTTCAATTTTGTCACGGGTGTCGGCGACGCGCTCGGTCCCGATCCCTCGGCGACGGAACCGACTGTCGGCATCTCGTGGAGCAACGACGGCGGCTTTGTCTACGGCAACGAATTGATCCGCCGGCTCGGCCGGCAATCGGAGGCCGCGCGCGTCCTTGTCCTGAAAAGCGGCCAGACCAGCAACAACGGCCGGCGCTGGCGGATGCGGGTGTCGGGCGAGGTTCACGTTGCCTTTCTCGGTGCCACGCAAGACACGGCGCTAAATAACCACTGATATGGCAACACCTCTTCCAGGTCTCGATGTCCCGGTTGTCGATCCGCAGACCGGGCTGATGACGCAGGCCTGGTACACCTATTTTCAAAACCATCAGAAGCTGACGCAGTTGCCCGACGTCTCGACCGTGCCCCCGACCAACGGGCAGACGGTTCGATACAACAGCACGACCAAACTTTGGGTACCGGGAGCCTGACATGGGTCTCTTCGATTTGTTCTCGAACGACACCGCCAACAAGGCCGCAGCGCTTGCCAACCAGGGCCTACAGCAGGGCTACGGCCAACTGTCCGACCTGTACGGCCAGGGCCGCAACGCGATCACGTCGGGATACGACACCGGCCGCGGTGACGTGACGTCCAACTATGGCGCAGGCCGCGACGCTCTGACGACCGGCTACAACAACGCCGACAATATTTGGTCAAACGTGATGACCAACTATGACAATTTGTACAAAGGCGGTGCGAGTGCCTATGGCGATGTGTCTGGGGCAAACGGCGTCGAAGGGTTGCAGCGCGGCACCGACCTATTCAAAAATTCCGGGCAATACGGTGTCTATGGGTTTGCCAACGACCAGGCGCAGCAGGCGTTACAGCGCGCGCACGCGGCGGCCGGCAACGCGCTGTCGGGCAATGCCGACACCGACGCCATGAAATACGCCGCCGGCCTTGCCGGCCAGAACTGGGGCACATTCCAGCAGGGCCTGCTGCCGTATCTCAACAATTACGGCGCCGCGATCGGTACTGTCGGCGCCGGGCGGGCGAATAATGCTGCCGCCCTGGCCAGTGGCCTAAACGCTTCGTTTACGGGCCAAGGCAATGCGCTGGGCGCATTGGACACCGGCCAAGCCGGTGCGCTCAATGCATCCGATATGGCGCAAGGCAGCGCTGCCAATCAGACGCAGACCGGCATCGGCCAGAACCTCGCTGGCGCTGAACTGAACAACTACAAGGTCGGTGCCAATCAACTGAATGCACTGCTGGGTGTCGGATCACTGGTGGCTGGTGGCATTGGCGGGGCCGGCGGCATCGGCAGTCTTGCTGGACCGCTTTATGGTGCCTTCTCGGGCAATGCGAGCGGCGGTACTGCATCCCAGCCGCTGCCGGGACTGACTGCGGCTGACTACGGCCGCGGTGCCGGGCTGTTCGATCAATTCGGAGCATCCGCCTGATGGTCGACATCACCCAACTGCTCGCCAACGCGGCAGACACCAAAGCCAATTTTGATTTTGGCTCGCTCAATAAGTCGTACTGGGAAGGCTTGGATCAGGCCTACAAACGGCGCAACCAGGATGCGTTCCTGAACATCCAGAACGATCCGAGCTTGCAGGACGCCAGCGGTAACCCAGACCCTACCAAGCTGTTCATGCGGCAGCTTCAGATGGGTGGCACGTCGGTAGCAAAATCGGCTGACGAATTGGGCGCCGGTGCGGACAGACTCGGTGGCTATCGGGCGGCGGACGAATTGGAACGCCGATTAAGAGGGAACAGCCTTGGTCCACCATCGTTGAACCGTGGTCCGGTTGCTGCACCAAGATCTCCTGGACCCACCAGTTATGCCAATCCGAATGATGATCCGCAGAGCGCGGTGGCGCCGGGACCGAAACAGCCAACGCTCAAGGATGTGTTTACTGCCAGTGGAGTTGCACCGTCGGCTAAAAATTATTCCGATGCCAGCGCCGCCATCCAGTTGGCGACGGGCAAGCCATTCGATCCGAATGGGCCGATCGATTTGAACAATCCTGCTGTTCGCCAGGCAGTCGCGCCATTCGTTAGGTCACAACAACCAACACAATTAGGACCGGCGGCACAGTCTCAACCACAGCCGCAGGCGGTTGGTTCCGACCCGCAAGTCCAGTCCGTACCGGGATCGGGCGTGCCGTTGTCGATGCAACTCTCCAATCAGGCTGTCCCCGCGCGTTTTCCGACGCCGCAACAGGGTGGCCAGCCTGCACCGGCACCACAGATGGCGCCGGCTGCAATTCAGCAACAATTCCCCGCATCCGTTGTGCCTCCTGGCCCGCAGACCATGACGCTGTCGCCAGAGGCCATGAAGGCGATGGCGCAGGCGCAACCGCAGGGGCAGCAGCAATCGGGGCTGATTGATCCTGAGAGTCTGAGACAGATGATCCCGAGCGACATTTTGCGGGCTGGCGGCGGCACAGTGGCGGGTACGCTGAATTTGCTGTCACAAATTAAGAACTCGAGGGTACCGGCCGATCGAAAGGCTGGATACGTAAAATTGTACGACGATCTAACCAAGCAACTGGAATTGAACGACGCCCAGCGAAATGCGTTGAGTAGCGGCCAGCCTAATCCGCTCGCCTACGACATCAACAAGGCCAACACGACCGAGCTCGGTAAGCAGGATATCGATACGTTCAACAAGCGCAATATCCCGATCCAGGCCGCGGCGCAGATGTCGTATGACGGCATCCAAAAAGCCAAGTTGATGAAACAACTCACGCTTGATCCCAATTTTTATTCTGGCCCACTTAATCAGAATGTGCAGACTTACAATCAGTTCAAAGCCATTTTTGGCCAAAACCCCTCAAGCGCAGTACCGATGGAAGCATTCAACAAAGTCGCCAACGACATGCTCACCGAACAGATTAAGGCACTGGGTCAGTCTGGTGCAGGCCGTGTGATGCTGGCGGAAGTGAACAACATGAAGGCATCGGTTGCCGGGCTTGGCATAACGCCGCAGACAAATCGTGTCCTGGCCGAGATCGTGCAGCGTGTTTATGCAAAAAGCCAGCATATCGCGGACATTGCCAACAATGTCCCGCAAACCCCCGGCAAGATGAACCGGACACTCGACACGCAAATCCAGGGTTATTTGCAGAAGAATCCGATGTTCACGCCGGAAGAATTAAGGACGCCGGCACTGTTGGGCGCGCCAGACACGCCATCTGGATCGGAAAGATGGTCGCCGGGACAGGCCCGTGCGTGGGGCGCCAAGATCGGCCTCAAACCTGGTGATCCAATTCGCGTTGACGGAAAAATCAGAGCGATACCCTGATGGCTGGGACCATTACAATTCGGCCGACGCCGGGTGCGGAGCAGGGTCGGGTCGGGCCGTGGGCGGATTATTCGCCGCCGGCGGTGGGGGTGCCTGAAACTGGTTCTTCGCAGGGTGGGCCTTGGGCAGAATTTTCTGCACCCGAGCCGGAAAAACTGCAGATGGAAAACGGCGGCGCTGGTGCGACTGCTCCAGAACCAATGTCGCCAGCTGCACAGGTTGCGATCGATTTTGCCAATCAGGGCTCGGCGGCATCGCAGCGCACGACGCCGATCATCTCGTCGCATCTGCCCAATCTGGTGTCGGACAAGGTGCAAGTCGATGATGCCGGCAATATGCATTATATCGATCCCGATACCGGCCAGCTTGTGGCGACCGACAAGACCAAGCATGTCATCCTGACCGACCCGGCGGACAATACGCCAAAGGTCTTTGCACGAACGCCGCAGACCGACGAGGGTGTTTTGTCGGCAACGGGACGCCTCATCGGCATGGGCATGGGCGCCGGTCCCATGCAGGTGACGAAAGCCGCGCCTGCCGTCATCGGTGCCGCCGAGAGACTTGGCGTCAATGTTCCGAATGCCATAACCACCGCTAGTCCGCTGAAAAAATTCATTGGACAGGCAATAATTCGCGCGCCTGGGGGCGGCCCATTACAAAGTGCGGTCAATTCATCGGTTGATCAACTTGGCAATGCGGTTCAGACCGCTGCCGCCAGGGCTGGCGGCACGGTCGATGCTGCGGTCGCCGGTGATAATTACGCACAGGGCATCAAGGATAGTTTCAAACCGGCAATGAAATCCGGTCTCAAAGCCGCTTACGACAACGTCAGCGCGTTGATGGATCCAAATATCAAGACGCCGCTGGCCCAAACGCAAGGAAGGGTTGCCAATATTGTTGCCCAGCGCGGGGAGGCGGCAATTGATGGCTTGGGCAAGGCTGTCGGTACCGTTTCCGAGGGTATCAAGCGGCCCGGTGGCATGACGTTCGAGGGCATTAAAAATCTCCGCACTCATCTGGGCGAGATGCTCGATAGCGGCATTTTCCCAGAGGGCATGTCGGAGGGCGAACTCAGGCACATCTACGGCGGACTGTCGGAAGACCTAAAAACTGCAGCGCTCAAGAGTGGCGGACCAAGAGGTACCGCCGCCCTCGAACGTGCCAATGAACTGTTCAAGCAAGTAGCGGCCTGGAAAGAGAAGCTTAAAAAAGTGCTGGGGCCGGCGACGCGCAGCGGTGAAGGTGTCTCTGAAGCCATTATCCGCATGGCGAGCAGTGGCGCCGGTGCTGATATCGAAACATTAGCCAAGGCTCGATCGGCGGTACCGAAAGAGGTGTGGCAGGATATCGCATCGACTGCGATCAGCAGGCTTGGCGTGTCGCGCAATGGCGAATTTACGCCCGCGGCGTTCGCCACAGCCTTCCGCAAGTTATCGGATCGCGGTCGGATGCTGCTGTTCAGGTCGGTCGGTTCCGGCGATGTTCTGCCGTTCCTCAATGACATCGCCGAGGTGAGCCAGAAATTCGTGGACGCTGGGAAACTCGCAAATACATCCGGGACGGCCGGACATAATGCACTTTACACGATGGGGGGTGCCATTGCTACCGGCGCCACCGCAGCTATTGCTGGCGCGGGTGTTGTTGGCAGCGCGGTCCCGCCGCTGATGGCTATAGCAAGCATTACCGGTATCAACGGCATTGCTCGGTTGCTGTCCCGGCCAGCGACTGCCTCGTCGATCGCGCGATGGGCTCGTGTCTACAGTGCTGCCATTGGCGCGGGCACTCCAACAGCCAGGATCGCCCTTGAAAGCGCTAGCAAGCACCTCGCCAGAGTCGCCGCCCAGAACGGGGTCGACATCTCGCCTGTCGATCTTATGAAAGCAGCCCAGACACCCGACAAGGCAGAAGAAGCCAATAATCAAAACTAGGGCGGCGATAGGGGTTGGTAGTGCTAATGTGAGCAAACTTGCGATGGGAAAATAGGCAAAATAGATAGCTCCGACCATCGTCAATCCCCCCGTTTAATGCCACCGCGCCTGTATAGGATTTTTCCTTAGCGTTAGCAACCCAACGAACCCGCCCCAAAGACCCGCCTCCGTGGCGGGTTTTTTATTGGAACCCGCACATGGCCGGCACCATACCTCTCAGTATGACCCAGCAATTCGACCCGCTGGGCAATCCACTGTCGGGCGGCAAGCTGTATGGAATAGTAGCCGGCACGGTCTCGACGCCGCAAAACTATTTCCAGGACCTGGCGCTGACCTTGCCGTGGCCCAATCCGATCACGCTCGATGTCGCCGGCCGCGTGCCGCAACTGTTCATCGCCGATGGGCTCATTAAAATCCGCCTCACCGACAGTGCCGGCGTGGTGCAACTGTCCGCCGACAATATCCAAGTGATCGGCGCCTCATCCGGCGGCGGCGGCGGCGGTGCCATCGATGCCACCACCATTCTGCAAACCGGCGACATCAAGCCGCGTTACGGCACGGGCGGACATACCGGCTGGGTTCGCGCCAACGCCAAGACCATCGGCTCGGCGATTTCCGGCGCCACCGAGCGCGCCAACGCCGACACCCAGGCGTTGTTTCAGTTTCTGTGGGGGGTTGATGCCAATCTTGTGGTGATTGGCGGCCGGGGCAGCACCTCACTCGCCGACTGGAACGCCAACAAGCAGATGACGCTGCCCGATGGCCGCGGTGTGACATTGGCCGGCCTCGACGACATGGGCAACACCGCAGCCGGCAGGCTGAGTACTTATTTCGGCGTCGGCACGGTGCTCGGCACAATTGGCGGCGCGCAATCCCACACGCTGTCGAGTACCGAGCAGGCGTCGATGTCCTTCAGCGCGAGCACTGGTGGTGCGAGCGCCAACCACTCTCATACTTACAGCGGTACGACGGACGTAGAGAACGTCGGCCACACGCATGGTTACAGTGTAGCTTTCGGCGGCAACACCGGGCCGCTGTCGGGTAGTGCCAACATTTATTTGGGCGGCAACACTGGTGCCAATACGGCTGGGGAAAGCAACGCCCACGTTCATACTTACGGCGGCACGACTTCCGGCTTCAGCAGTGACCACACCCACAGCGTCTCCGGTACGGCGGTTGGCGGCGGGCAACCGCACACCATCGTGCAGCCGACCATGGTCGTGACAATTTATATAAAATTGTGAGCGTCTGATGTATCAGGTAAGTTTCCCAATACAGTCAAACCGCGCCAGTTGGCTGTTCGTTGGTCAGGTACTTGACCTCGACAACAATCCGATCGACATCGCCAGTTGCAGCCTCGAATTTCAAGTTTCCGACCGGCAGATGGGCAAGCGACTGCTGGCGTCGACCGGCAACGGCAAGATCACGATTGTCGATCTCGGGACATTTAGGTGGTTCTTCACGCTTGACGAAATGCGCGGACTCGAGGCCGGCACCTACGACACCGGCATGACATTGACCAACGACGACGGCACGCAAACAATTCAGCTCAGCGTCGGGCCGCTTCCCATTGTCGACGGCGTGGTGCCATGACGGATCTGCCGGACGTCAAACTGAAGTGCCTGGTGTCATTTCCCGCCTCGATCATCGATGGTGCCGGCATTGATGTGACCAGGCTGAACGG